AATTGCATATCCCGCTTGCGCTTTGCCATAGTTATCTCTCCGGCTCCCGTTTCTTCGGGGCGACAGGCTTATGGGCAGGCAGCTCCTGTTTGAGCTTATCCCGTACTGAGGGGCGGGACGGTTGCGTTTTTTCTCCCTGAGTACGGCTGCGCTGCTGTTCTTCACGCACCAGATCAATAAAGCCATCCAGCACAGCAGGGTGGCTGTTCAGGACATAACCACAACGGACGGTTTCGGGATTATCGTTGGGAATGGTCTTAGCCCATTCTTTGTTGCGTCGGGAGTAGCGCCCATCCCAGTCCTGAAGCTGAACGGTGTTAGCCAGAACCATAGCCACACGCTCCATGCCATAGGTCTCGATCACACCCTTTGCCGCATCGTGACTGAGATACATTCCGTCGAAGTGTTCCCGCACCGCCGCTTCAATGGACTCCTTGCATTGGAGATTTGCATTGTTGGAAGCCCGGTACTGCTCCAGCTCCCCATGTTCTCTCGCATAGGCGGCAGAGTGGGGATAGACCGGTGTTGTTCGCAGTTCCTCTTTGGCTCTGCACACATCGTCGGCACGGTTTTCAATGCTGTACCATTGAGCGCATATCCGAACCCTACATTGTGTGGGGAACGGTGTTCGTTCAAACAAAAAGACACTCCTTACCTTAATCGGTAGGGAGTGTCTTCTTTTATTCTTCGCCGGAATACCCGTTCGCTCTGGCGCATTTCAGCGCACCCAAGATCATCTTGTCCTGAGCCAGCGTTCGTTCTTTCAGCTCATAGAGTGGAGTGCGGCGATGATCGTCCCATTCAATGAGCTGCTTTTTGTCATGAACGACCTGACCCTCATAGAGATTGATAACCTTGTCGAGCGTGATTTCTTTCAGCACTTGCATTTTCTCACCCCTGAGCGTCCTCGTCTGAGGTTTCTTTTGACTTGACCTTAATGCCGTACAAAATGGCAAGTTCGGCAGTCCAAGCCGCAAACCAGCCGACCGTCAATTCTGTGTCAACCGTGTGACCGCAGGCGTTCAAAATCAGAACCACAACGGCATACCAAGTCAGATTGAAGATGGACAAGATCGTGAACTTCGTACGCTTTCTCATTCTTTTCTTCTTCGGCTTAGGTTGCACTCGTTTACCACCCATAGGAAGCCCTCTCAGCGGCTCAGGAAGCGTTCATGCACGAAGCCAGTATAATTTACCCTCTTGTGCGAGAACGCCACATAGAGCCATTTAACGCCGTTTACAACGGTGTAATAACCGTAGTTCTTGACGGTGGTTCCCTTGGGGATTGTCACCAGCACTCTACTGTCCGTCCCGGCAGCGTCACGGACATTCAGGCCAGCACCGGCGATCACGGTGTAAGTGCCTGCCACAGCCTTATTGAAAGACCGTGCAACACCCTTTGCCTTGACCTCGGTGATAGGAACGGGTTTGACCGTTTCTGGCTGTGCGGGGGTCACGGTTTTGTCGTAGGTCACATAGGGGAGGTGTCCGTGCTTCTTCCACATACGGGTGTTATACCCGTTCTTCTTTCCGATGTTACCGACAGCGGTGATCTGCACATTGTTCGCCCAGCGAGGGGAACACTCGACCGCAAGGCCGTTGCCAATATACACGCCGATGTGTCCCATAGTCCACACCACTTCGCCGGGGTCAACCTTGTCCCACCCGAAAGCCGTAGCGTCCTTGCACCTCTTAATCATGGTGTCAGCGCCCTCGTCAGGTACGCCGTTGGTGGCGTACTTTGCGCCGCCGTAAGACTTGGTTTTATCACCAGTCCAGCCCCACAGCACGGCTTTGATAAGGTTCACACAGTCAAAGCCGAAGGTGTCAGGGGTCGCCGCCATAATCATAGAGGTACGAGCTGCCGCCATGTTGTAGGGGTGGTTCTTGATATACCGAGACTTGTTTGTGTCGGTCAGCGGCGCACCAAAACAGCCCATGACATACAGGGTCTTGTAGTGCTTGGCAATATCAACGACCTTGGCGACCAGTTCACTTGATTTCATCATAGCTCTTGCCCTCCTTGGTAGCGTCCAAAATGGCCTTGAACTTCGTAAATGCTTCTGCGATGTACTTGCAGGACACCATGAGTACTGCCCCAATAATCACCAAATTGCTGAAAATATCCACATACTCAGTCGGAATTTCCCACCCGACCATATCCGCAAACAGCGGCAGCGTGGTAATAGCCACACACAGCAGGGTCAGACCGCAGACAAAAGCAGCGATCTTCAAGCCTGAGTTTATCAGCTTTTCCTTGCTGAACGGTTCCAGCAGGATTTTGATGTTGTAATACAGAGAAAAAGATACATTGGAGAGGTAGGCACACAGAAAAATCAGCATCGCCCAGCCAATGTTCGTCAGGTTGTGCAAAATGGTTTCGAGCATAATTTTTACCTCCAATTTTTAATTTAGGTGAGTTAGGTGAGTAATCGGGCGTTTTTCCTATAAACTCCCTCTTATACACGCATACTAAGAGAAAGTTATAGGGATTTTGACCCGATTACTCACCTTTATCACCTTACTTTCGGGTCATGCAGGCTTGTGAAAGCCCTCCAAGTCCTCGATACGGTGGTTGATGACCTTGATCTGTTCCTCAACCACAGGAACACGCCTTGCAAAATTGTTGTGTTCCCGCACTTCACGGGTCAGTTCGTTCAACTTGGTTTCGATGACCGCCTGCTGTTTGTCCAGTTTTGCGTCAACCTTACTGGCAGACTTGCCGGACGAGTAGATGATACCAAGCAGGCTCAGACCACCCGTGATAATAGCGACCAGAATTGCGTCACTCATGTCCTGCCCCCTTTTTTACTTGCCGGTGTATTCTTCCCAGCCAGCGGGATAAGCGTCCGGGGAATACACATTTCCGTCAATCAGACTGCGGTACAGCTTGTCGTTGTAGCTCACGATGTCACCCTTGTTGTAAGCGTCATGAGCGCCTGTGGGCTGAGTCCACACAGGGTAGCCGGAGGGGGTCAGGCCAATCGGAGTGTAGAGAGCGGGAAGTGCGTCAGGCTTCCAATCTGCTTGGGAAGTGTGCGCCTGTACTACCTTGTAGAGCTGCGGGTCGCCTACACCGTTCACACCGTAGGTGAAATAATCACCAACAGCATAGGCATGACCGACCTGATAGGGGTCGTAGATGGTTGCAACCACCATCGCAGAGTCTTCGTCAAGGCTTTTGGCGAACATCTGAACAGCCTTGCGGAACTGCTCAGAATTACGAATGTCGTTCGGGTCAGTCAGCAGAGCGGTCAGACTGGAAGCGTAAACGCCATCGTCCACTTCTTCGACCGAAACCGTTTCAGCACCGTCCAGTTCGGGGTGTCCATTGACATGGTACACGGTGCCGTTCAAGGCAATACCCTGTGCATTGTCCTCGACCGTCAGGCCGTAGCAGCCGTTTTCCTGCATACATACCCAAGTTAGATTGCTCACAATGCCGAGAACTGTGTCCTTCTTGATGATTTTATACATGGCTTTTCCAACCTTTCTCGTCCGGGTAGAACCCGTACAATGATTTGAAATACTGATTGGTGCGCTGTCGCACCTTGAAGCTGTGACCTCGCTTCATGTGACCGTTGTAGGAGTCCACGGAACACCGAATGTCAGCCAAGGTCATTTCGCCCCGGTCGAGCTTTCCTCGGAAAGCCCTGAGCTTGTGTCGAACGATTTTTGTTGAGTCCTTGTTCATCTTCCGAACAACCTTTCCGGTCGGTGTGATGATGAACCTCGTTTTCAACCAGCGGTAATAATCTCTGAGAGGAATGACCCTTGTCTTCTTCAAATTCAGTTCCAGACCGCACTTCTCGCAGATGATCTTTAACCCGTCCATACAGAGATACAGGTCATCAATGTCAGGGCTAATTGCCACGCCATCGTCCATGTATCGCTCATAGGCTTTGATACGGCAGACCTCTTTGAAGTAGTGGTCAATCATATTGGGAAGCATAAGGGCGTTTGTCTGAGATACCTGACTGCCAAGACCCAAGCCCACAGAACCGAAGTCCGTAATAAAGCTGTTTGCAAGCTCCCTGATTTTCGGGTCATGAAGTCTGCGGTCGGCTTCACGGAACAGCGGCTCGTGTGGAGCTGAGTCAAAGAAGCTGTGAAAATCGTAAAGCAGAACCCCTCCTTCCAGACCGCACTTCCTGTAATGCCGTTGAAGGTAACAGGTCATACGGCGCAGGGCGAAGTCCATACCTCGGTGTTTCAAGCTGGCGGAGTTGTCATAGATGAAACAGGCCGAATAGATGGGAACTAAGCAGTAGTCACACAGACACTTTTGAACCGCTCGTTCCGTGATATGGACTGATCGGATATACCGCTTCTTCCCTCGCTCCATGATGGTGAAAGCGTGAAAACCACGGTGCTTGAAGGTTCCATTTTGAAGTTCACGATGGGTCTTTGCGATGATCGGAATGATATTGCCGATATACCGCTGAGTTGAGTTTTTCCAGTAGACACCCTTACAGCATTTCTTCCCGGAAAGGTAAAGGTGCCTGAACGAAAAGACTTCATCGAAATCACCACACTCTTTGCTTCGCCGCAGACGAGCTTCGTCCCGCTTGGCTTTCCTGCGCTGATAACGGGCTTCTCTCCGTTCTTCACTTGTCATAGAAGGTTCCCCTCCGTACAGTCTTATTGTCGGGTACGGGTTCTAACTGCTTGTAGTACCAGCCATGAAATGAGCTACCGTACAATCGCTCACCATGCAAGAAGCGTCCGGCTGACTACATCGGACGGGGTGTTTTGGCTTGGTAGCCGGGAACAAGCCCTCCCTCTGCAAAAGGTACTGATTTCGCCCAAAGGGGTTACTACGACTGACCTATGCGAAGTTGCAGAGTCCGAAGGACACGCCATTGGAGTTGCTGGCGTTGTTATTGTTGGCGTTGCCGTTGTTGTTCACATTACAGAAGTTGTTGGTGTTGCCGGAATTAGGAGAACGCTCCCACCAGTTGTTCGCAGAAACGGTAACAATTACAGGGCTTGACCCAATGAAAAACTCATGCTGGGAGGTCTTTATACCTCTCATGGTCAGCTTTCCGAACCTTGGAGATAAGCTGTGCTTCGTCCGTGATGTACTCTCCAAATTCCTTCATGGCGTGGTCAATCCACGGACATTTTTCAGGATTTTGGAGAATAGCGTCATAGAGTAAAGTCAGCTTCGGGCTGAGATTTTGAAGGGCGATGTTGGCGTTAATCAGGTGATCTCGCCGCATTTGCGCTTCATGCTGATTGTGCGGGTAGATGTTGTTCGCCGCTCGGACTTCCTCGTGAACCGTGGAAGCCAGCTCGAAGATACGGTTTGTCAGCAGAGGTGCGTATCTTTTAGGAGCCTTGGTACAGACGGAGAAAGCGTGAAGCTCTAACCGTCTGGCGGTTTCGATAAACTGCATGGAGCTTTCGCCACGCATAGCTTTGATGACTGACACGCCAACATTCCTTTCTTACACCGCCCCTGACGGGGCGGGATTGGTGTTGATGAAACCGGGGATTAAACGCAGAAGCCGAAGGACACGCCATAGGAGTAGCTGGCGGTGTAATTGCCGGCGCCGCCGGCGCCCACACTACAGAAGGAGATGGTGTCGCCGGAACGAGGAGAACGCTCCCACCAGCCGTTCGCAGAACCATTGACCTTTTTGACCTTGCTGTTTCCGGCTTTGTAATACGCATATTGAGTACCTTCGCCGGGTACAGAATAAGTTGTAGTGCCGAAGATTTCTACTTCGGACAAAAGAAACAGCTTGTCGTGGGTGGTTTGCGTTCCAGACGTAGACCCGCCGCCTGTGCCAGACCGCTTGTTTACAGACTTCAAAACATTCTTCAAAGCGGCAGGAAGCTGGTTCAGCAGCGTTGCCATTGTGGAGGTACGCATGGTGGAACCATTCCAACCACCGCTATTTGTATTGGAGCCATTCATGGAATAGGTCGTGTTCAAACAATCGACCATCTGGAAAGTGATACCAGCTTTGGTACGAGTTCCGTCCTTGGTAGTCAAGTCATCGTGGTCAAAACCGATGATCTGGAACTGGTAGTTGACCCCATTAACGGCAACCGTTTTGGTGTCGCCTACCTTCCAATAATCTTGTGCCTTTCCCAATTTAGACACGATTGCGATGTTGTCCCAAGTGGTATCATTCAAAGTGTCGCCCACCACAAAGGGGTAAATATACACGATACCGATGACTTCCAGCGTATAAACTCTGGTCTTCTGACTACCGTTGAAAACATACACGATAGTCCAGTCACCCAGCTCGGTCGGATAAAGCACGGCATAACCATTCGATTGTGCCGTTGCGGTCAGCGTTTTACCTCCCTTGCTCATGGTAACGGTTGTACCGCTGTCTGCCATGACATGAACTTCGGCGGGAGAACCCTTCTGGCTCAGAGCATACAGAGCGTCATTCACCGTGGGGTCGCTGCCGCTCAGTTCCAGTGCCGACTTGGTGGTGTCGGACAGCAGATTTGCCTTACTCATAGCTGTGCCGACCACATCACAGCCTGCGGCGTTCAGACCAATGTCGAGGGTGGCGGTTCCGGCGAGAAGCTGTGTGCGCCATTCCTCGAAGGTTGCAGGCATATCGGTAGGAGCCTTGATAGACCGGGACTTACCGTTGCCCTTGATGACAGTATCTTTCATGAAATTTCCTCCTTACTCTCCGCAGTTATACAGGCCAACATAAGCGAAAGCGTCCACCGTGCGGTCGATCTTGGAATACAGCTCAGTTTCTACCTCGGTCAATGTTGTGTCGATGACATACAGGAGATATTCAATGTTGTTTACCGTGGAAAAAGTGAGATTGTCCAGACTGCTCGGAACCAGCGGTGCGTCCGGGGGAAGCGTGAGCTGCTTTCGGAGAACCGTCAGGTTGTTCAAGTAGGCTTTCACGAGAGATTGGGTGGGCGTATCACCCATCGCCCAATTCGTCTTTGCCGCAACCACCACCGAGGAAGGGTCATACGGAACTTGGTAGATCGGGTCATCAGCGACTCCTTTCTCCGCTCGGTATGCCGCCAACTGTCCGGGGAGAGAAGTCATGCGGTTGGCGATATAGATTACCGCCTGCCCCACACGGTTCATGTCCCCGTAATTGTAAGCACCCTTCATACCAGCCATGTACTCGGTCTTTTCCTCAGCGGAAAGGCTCGAAAGCCCTTCCGTGAGGATTTTGTGTTTCAGGGTAAAAACCCTGTCCACATCGGCCTGTGTGCGGTCGTAGACGAGATTATCAATAATACTCATATCAGACCTTTCACCTTCAACTTTCCGCTCAGAGAGCCGTTAAATGTGATCTCGTCCACCAAGATCAATGCGTCCATTTCATCGGTATAGAGCGTCTGCAAGCCAATCACATCGCCCACTTCCAACTCAGGATTGCCACGGTACTTTGTCTGATAGGTGTTTCTCATTTGCAGATACTTTTTCACCTGATCGGCAAGAGCGGCGCACATCGTATCGTTGGTGATAAGGGGGTTTTCCTCCTTGTCGATTTCTCCATCGAGAGCCACGGGATAGGAAACGACCACCGAGTTCTCAGACAGAGTTTTGCCGGTAATGACTACGGTTTTAGTGCCGGAGGATAACACCAAATCCGCAGCTCTGGCGTAAATGTTGGAGGATACCAACGAACCGCCAGAAACAGAGATAGAAACATCTTGTGCAAGACCAGAGAACTCGACATGAAGCTGAGTTTCGGTGGTCGTTCCCTCGAAAAGTTTGGTGGTATCGTTTGCCGCCGTGTACGCATACTTGGCGACAGATACCGCTTTAAGCTGGTCGATCTTTGCGATGGATTGGGAGTCCTTATCAATCGAGTCAAAATCCAGCGTGAAGTCCGTTTCACGGTAGTAGAGCTTGCTCACCCGCATACGGCGGTACGGCAGGCCACCGTCCATCGTTACCTCGATCTTGGTACAGTCAATCGCCGCTTCGCTGTTGACAAACACCTCCGCAGAAGTAATACCCTTCACAGTCTGCGTGTCCAGCAGCTTCGTCCCGGCGTAATACTTCACCTGAATAGAGGTGGGGTATTCGTCTAAGGGAGTATCAAAACGGAGAGCCAGCACGGGAAGATCGTGAGAAACATCAAAGGTCTTGGTGAAGGTCGGCTTCGTGGTATAAGTGCCATCTGCCGCAGTCATCGCTTCGCTGATAAACCCTCGACCGGAGGGGTCGGTGTCTTCGACAATGACCTGATCTCCACCGTTCAGTGTCCAGCGGTTCAGTTCCAACGCAGCATAGGTGTTACCGACCTTGTTTCCACGGTCAACAGTGTCCCACTCGCTGTACCACAGATGACCGTTATCCGCCCACACGCCGCTGTAAATACCAACCACAGTCACGCCGAAGGGCTTAATGTGAATGATATTGTCATCGTCTGTAAACAGACGGCAGCGGCAGGCGTGAGCGATCAGTTGCAGACAGTTCATGTGCGAGTCAATAGGAAGCGCCGCCGTAGTGAACATTTGCTTCAAGGCCGGGTCAATCACCCAAGGGTGCGTACCCTGCGCTGTCAGCGTCAGGTCTGCGTCCAAAAGCACTTCCTCAGCCATGTCGTAGAAGTTTTTGGAACCGAGCTTACTCTTGTAGAAGGTTCCGGTCAGACTTCCAACCAGACCTGTCCCTGTGAAGGTGGCCTGATTTTTGGCGGCTTTCGGTTTGCTGTTCAACACATACTTGTCAGCTTTCAGCCACTCGACCTTACCCGTGGGAAGCATATAACCGTATCGGAGAGCGATCGGCGACTTCTTATCCAGATAGGCATAAATGCCTTTCGGGTTATCCGGGTCATAATTGTGTTCGTAATCCAAAAGAACGAACTGCATGGTTTCCTGCGGCAGTCTGCGGGAGAGTGGGTCTACATCGTGAGACTCCTTGATGGAAACAATGTCATCGTTTCCAAATTTCTTCTGCACACCGTAGAGAACCTGTTGCAAGCGAGGGCGGCGGTACGGGAGGGTGTTCCCCATCGTCAACACAATCTTGTCACAAGAAGCGACCTTCGTGTTGATGACCAACTCTGTTCCCTCTACGGGAAGGGTCAGACTTTCCAGCACCGCACCATTCAGGTAGAAATCAACCGTCACGGTGTCAGGCCATTCCTGATAGCGAGTGTCAAAAGTCAGGGTGATACCGGGGAAGGTATGAGGATTGCTGAAAGAACGGGTCAGCACCGCAGGGGTGGTGAACTTGCCCTCAGCATCACTCATGTGGCTCGAAACAAAGCCGTCATACATCGTCCCGGAAGAAGGAACGATGACCGTATTTCCGTCCAGCGCCCACCGGTTCAGTTCCAACGCCGCATAGGACTCCTGATAATCATATCCGTAGTCCAGCGTGTCGAACTCAGAATAGCTCTGCGCCCCGTTGCTGACCCAATTACCGTCTGTTGCCGCTGCCGTGTCCACCTGAGAGAAGGTGATCTCCACAAAGGACTGCTCACGGAGCAAAGACTTCATCGACAGCTTGTAAGCGTTGCTTACCTGTTTCACGGCTACACCTCCTTAGAACGGTTCGCCGCAGTCAATGATATTGACTTTACAGTTGATGTAGTCCGCAGGAAGCCCCGTGTTCGGGTCAAGATGGTACGGGGTCGCCGTGCGGTCGCCGGGGTACATCTTTCGGGTTGTCCAGCGGTTGTTCACCATATCAGGATAAGTGACCGTCACAAAGAAGTTCTTGTCAAAAATCTGCAACATGGCAGACCACTGCTCCGCCGTCAAGTAGCCCCAAAAGAGGTTGTTGAGCTTCTGTTGATCTCTGCCTACCTTCTGACCTACCACAACGCCGTTGGCATTTCTGGCAGAGTCTACGATAGTGGCAGACAGCAGCTCTAAGCCCCTGCGGGGCTGAGGAAACTTTGTGCCATTGATTGTAATGAAACTTTGCATTTCCTCAGCCCTCCTTAGTAGGCATTGGCGAACACGCCAGTAGATACTTGCCGACCACGCTTCTCCTTGTAGCGGTCGTAGGAATGACCGATCTCATTGTCGCCAATGACAACGGACATATCCTTTTCTTCCACGACATTCAGCAGAGCGTAAATGGCAGCGATCACGCCATCGTTGGCAACGGACACGCCTGCGGAGATACCCTCAACGATCTGGTCATTGTTGGCAACCGCCGTTCTGCGCCCCATCGCACCGACCATTTCCGCACCCGCTTCACGGGCGATAAAGAGCTGTCCTTCATTCGGGAAACCGCCGTCTTCAAAGAACGGAATATGCGGAATATCCACCAATCGAATATCAAACGCCGGAATAAGCGTGATACCCATGACAGACAGGCCGTTGAACTGGATGTGGAACATATCATTGATTGCGTCAATGACACCGTTCACAAGTCCAATGATGGAGTTTGCCATCTGTCGCACAAAGCGAGTAATGGGGTTATCGTCCAGCGTCCATGCCGCATACGACAGGGACAGACCCGCTGCCAGTACCGCAAGACCAAGACCAACACCCGCACCGCTCAGGCACAGCAGGACACCGAGAACGATCAATGCGCCGCTGAGAATACCCGTGATGACCGATACGACTTTCTTAATGGAATTAACCACAAAATCCCAATTCAGGGTAGCAACAGCGCCAAGGCTCAATGCGCCAGCCGCCATCAGGCCAAGACCGAGAGGAAGGGCGACTCCGCTTAGAGCAAGGATAGCGCCGACAGCCAAGAGTGCGCCGCCGACAACGGTGGTAATCATGCTGATCTTCTGCTGAACATTGTCGGAGAGGTCATTCCAGTTCGGCATAATAGCCGTACCCATTATGACCGCACCCGCCGCCAGCAGAGCCAGACCCAACGGGATATTCGCCCCGGAGAATACCAGTGCCGCACCAATAGCGAGGAACGCCACAGATACGACCGTGGTAATAATGGCAATCACATTCTGGATTTCATCGCTCAGGCCATTCCAGTTGAGAGCCATTACGGAAACCAGAGAAGTAGCACCAATCGCCATCAGCGCAATACCGAGGGGCATACACCCGGAGAAAGCGAGGATAGCGCCGAGAGCCAAGGTTGCTCCGCTGACCAGCAATCCTACTCTGGACAAGGGAGAAGCCAGAGCGTCCTGGATACTGTTCCAGTTCAGAGCTGCGGCAGATACAAGCGTGACAGCACCAACAGCCATCAGCGCAATACCCAGCCCGGTTGCGACCCCAGTAAAGGCCAACATAGCGCCTACCGCCAGAGAAGCACCCGCCAGAACTCCCGTTAAGGTGGTCAAAGCGTCAGTGAGGTGTCGGTCACTGTTATGCCAGTTGATAACAGCGGCAGATACAAGGCTTGCCCCTCCCAAGGCTATCAAAGCGATACCAAGAGGAAGGTTCGCCCCGGAGAACGCCATAATTGCGCCGAGAGCCAGCAGGAAGCCGCCGACAACACCCGTAATGAGAGCCAGCGTACTTGCCAGTTCGCTACTCATGGCTGTCCAATTCAGCCCAACGGTAGCCGCAAGGCCGACCGCACCAGCCGCCATCAGGCCGACACCCAGCGGAATATTCACGCCGGTTACGACCAGAATTGCACCTACCGCCAGCATAAAGCCGGAAACAATCGTAGTGATCTCTGCGAGAGTGTCTTCGATCATCTTCTTGATTTCACCAATGCGGGTCTGCACAGCGTCACCAAGGAAATCGTAGGTGGGCAAATCGAAATCAAATCCGCCTGCGCCACCAGCACCCGCCCCGGAACCGCTTCCCGTGTTGGGGGCAAAGACATTCAGCTCGTCAAAGCCTGCGGTGTACTGCTTCAACTTCTTGGCAGCACCGGCAGCGTCATCGAGATTATCAGCCAAAGACCCAGCGCCGACAGCAGCGCTATTCACTCCTGAATAGTCCACCTCCGTCAACTTGAAACCCGCAAGGTTGGCAAGGGCATTGGCGATCTCTCGAATGACCTGAACAACAGCGATTGCATAGGGAAGAATTGCGTTCAGTGCGGGAATGAAGATGTTACCGATCGCTCGTGCGGCCTGTGTAAGCTGTGCCTGCAAGATACGAAGCTGATTTGCGGGGGCTTCCAGCGTTCTCGCCATATCACCCTGAGCGGTTGTCACCTGAGTCATAATGGCGTAGTATCTCAACTCGGCCTTTTCTGCCTGCGTCATGTTGGCAACGCTTTCCTTGATACCAAGGTTCAAAGCAGTCTGCTTCAACCGTGCCTGCGACAAATCGTAGCCTAAGCGCCGCAGAGGTTCCAACTCACCGGAAATACCGGACTGTAACTTCTGCATAGCGTCTTCAATGGAAATATTGAAGAAGGAAGAAATATCGTAGCCGAGCTGTGTCAGGTTTTGGCTCATGAGCTGCGCTCGTTCAGCCGTGTCACCGAAGCCGGTCAGCAGCGTATTGAAAACGCCCTGATTGCGGAGCCACTGTGCCGGGTCAATACCCATGACATCGGACACCTTTTCAGCGTAGTTTTGAGCTTCTGCGGCATACTGCCCCAAGGCAACCGTGAACAGGTTCAAGTCTTCTTGGTACTTATTGGACTCCGTGACCGCCTGTGCGATAAAATGACCGATTTTGCGGAAAGTGATTGCAACAGCGGCGACATTCAACGCTTTCAATCCACTCGTGAACTTCCCGGTCGTGGTGGTTGCTTTACGGGCAGAAGCGTTGTATTTCTCCGTGCTGGTAATCAGCTTTTGGATTTTGGACGGGAACGCCGAAAAGCCGTTGGACACCTTCTGCATTTCATCGGCAAAAGGCTTCATGGCGGCGGCAAGAGCGGTCATCTGCTGTGTGAACTTGTCAATGTCCGCCGCTTCCAAATCCTCGATCACCTTCGGCAGCTTGGAGAGCTGATTGATAAAGGTGGTCATATTAGCCTTACCCAACTCGGAGAGAGGGCGTAAACCGTTGGCAAGGGAAGTCAGCTTGTCGCCGTCTGTCCATTTTAGGCCAGCGAGAGCGGTGTTGATTGCCGTGAGCTGGTTGGCGATGGAGGAAGAAATCTTCACATTCCCAACCTGACTCAGAGCGGTCAGCGCATTGGTAAGCCGGGTGATCTTCTGCGAAGCGTCACCGCTGTTCAAGCCTTTCAGAGAATTGGAAAGCTCCCGAATACCCTGAGCGGTCTTGCTCAGACCCGTTGCGCCGCCGTTGGTAGCGGTTTTCAAACGATTGAGCGTGTTAATCAGGTTTTGAAGTCCTGTGACCGCCTGCGTACTGTCATTGACGATCTGAAACTCCAACCCCTGAATTTCCACATTGTCAGCCACTTACGCCACCACCTTTCTCTTGAAATTTCTTATTGACCGATACCATAAAGGCTTCCATGTATGCCTTGGCTTGGTCATCGTGTTTTTCTTGAAGCTGCTTCTGCTGTTTCTTATCCTGCCGACTGAACAGCTCGTAGGGGCTTTCCCGATACGGTGTGGGCTTGGTTCCCTTCTTGGCGAAAGCACGAAGAACCGGGGCAGCATCAATAAGAGCTTCGTAAAAATAAGCTCCTTGGAGCCAAGCGTCTTGATTTCTCAGGTCTTGCCTGATCTGCGCCGCCTTTCGGTAATACTTCACCAATTCGCAGTCCTGTTCCCAAAACTGCTCATAGGTCATACCGATGGAAAGATAGTACGGGAAAACCTCATAAAACTTTGGCGTGTAAGCGAGAAGGGGAGCGGGGCGATGGTCGCCGCCGCCCCCCTCACTTCTGGAAGATCGGTCGCTTACCAGCCGGTCTTCCAGCTCAGGTTTCCCTCGTTGCCCTCCTGCTCAGGCTCGTCCAGCAGACTCAGCAGGGGGTCGTTATACATCTCTACCAGAGCGGCAATCAGCTCGTCCTTGTGGTTCATACGAGCGTAAATGCTGTCGATCACATCACGCTTCACGAACCGATGATGGGCGAGGAACGCACCGGCAAACAGAGCCGGAAGCAGAGTCATAGGCTTGCGCTCCACATCGGCGGCAACAAAGCCGTTCTTCTCCATTGCTTCAACGGTCTTGCGGGTGTATTCCAGCGTATAGGTCACGCCGGTAGTAGGGTCATTGATCGTCAACTGCTTTGCCATGATAAATCCTCCTTATCAATACGGCGATTGTTGGTGTCTTAGGTTGCGGAGAAAGCGATGGGGGTGGAAGGAGCGATGGTGATGTTCATGTTCACCACTTCGTTCACGCCGCCGCCCACGGGATACACGGACAGCTCACCGTCAAAGCTGAACTTGCCGTTAGAGCCATCGGGAGTAACCGTGCCATCGCTCTCGGTGCCGCCAAACCAGACCGCATAGCTGACCTTCTTGCCTTCCAAAGCCTTGAGGGTCTGGAAATCAGCCAGCGTGTAGTTGGCGGTAAAGGACAGACCATCGAGGGACTGGATACCGGCGATGTAGGTCTGCATATTGTCGCTCAGGGTGGTGGTTTCCAGCATTTCGGGTTCGCCGCCGAGGTCAGGAAACTCCTTAATGTCGATCAGCTTGCTCCACTGTTCACCGCTGTCGGCTTTCTTCATCAGAAAAACCTTGTAGGTGGAAATAGCCATTTCATTTACCTCCTATAAAGAGTGGTTCCGTCCGTTTCAGCCTTGTATCGGGCAACCAGACGGTAAATTGTTGCGTTCTCCAAATTGGGAACCGGGGACAGAGAAGTACGCCGGAAATTCTTGGCGTACATGAGATCGTCCACAAACCTCATGATTTTTCGGCAAACGGATTTCTTACCGCCTGCCTTATCGGAGTAGACATTCACCTCGTACATCAGCGTGGCGAACCTCTCCGTATCGCCGCTGTCCATGTGAGTTTCCGTGGTGTAGTTATCCTGCTCCACCAAGCTCACATAAGGGAAACGGGTAGGGGCATTGACATACTCGCCGCTGACCAAGATACCGGGAAACTGCGCTCTCAGGGCTTCCGCAATCGGCGTGTAGATTTGACTCTCCACATCAATCATGAAAACACCTCCTTCGCAATTCGGGTAAGCTGGAACTGCAATTCCTTCTTTGTTTCGTACATCGGCATATTGGCGGGGTTGCCGTGGGTGATGACCACGAACCCGCCGTTCTTCTTTTCTTTCAATACTCCGTTCGTGCCGGGTTCGCCGTAATAGCCCCAAGACTGTTGCTTGCCGTGACCTTGACCGTACTCGCCACGCTTCATATTGCGATCTCTGGCTTCCGGGTGGTTATCGGGATAGGTCACACCTGTGCCGAACTCGATAAATAAAACCGCTTTACCGACTGCCACAATCGCCCTTGCATTTTCACCTCGATATTCCGCAGATACAACAACATCATTTGTGCCATCATAGGCTGCGTCATCGAAACACGCAGAAGCAATTCCAACCCCCATCGCAACTAAGCGTTCAAGAAAAACCGTTGCACGATCTCGAAGCCAAGTTTTACGATTTTCAACTTCCTGTATCAGCCGCTCAATCCCTCTCCGGGAGAGCGGAACATTGATCGTCTGACTCACGATACCGTCACCTTACTGACCGCATAGGAAATGGAATTGAGGGACTTGGCGACCCGCTTGACCATGTAATCGTAGAGCGGTTTCCCGTCCTTGTCATACTGCGGTTCTTTGTCGATGAACAGCACGGTATTCTCGTCAATGGGGCAACTCAGGTCATCGGTGACAATCACCTTGTCGTACCCTGCGAAATTACCGAACTGCTCCACCTGAGCGGAGCCGGTCGCCGCCGAGATATTGGCGTTCATCGCCACGGCAGGCTTGTAAACCACCAGTTCCTCGCCGGTTTCGTTGCCGTACTCGTCCTTGGCGGGAGCCTTGCTGTCATACAGCAGATACCAGAAGGGCGATTTGTTGCGGTTCAGCGTCCTCATGCACTCAACCTCCCATCACAGCGGCAAAGGGAACAATGTCCCTCAGCAGCGTAGGCGGCACATCGCCGTCTTCATAGGAGCGGGAGATACCGTTCTCGCTGTGAGCGGTCTGCCCTTCGGCTCCCCGCTTGTTCAGCAGATACACGGCGATCTCCACCTGAATGTGAGCGTACTGGTCAGGAACAGCGGTCACGGCGGGGGCAAAGGGGTATGCCTTGCGGCACACCTTGTTTCCGGCGATAGAAAGGTAGGTGGAAAGCGTGTCCTCGTCTGTCTCGCCGGTCATGGCTTTCACCATTTTCAACTTCTCAGCGTCCGTCATGCTTTCCACCTCCTGTCATTCAGCGGGTTCTTCGGACTTCTTGCGGGACTTCTTGATAACGGGAATGGGATTTTCCTCGGACAGATTGAACTTGGTAATGATTTCCTCACGGGTGAGGGCTACGGGGTTGTCGAGAGTATCAACAACCACCGTACCCATCACCACAGAGGTGCTTTCCAGTTCACGCCGAGTAATCACCTTGTCCTTTGCGGTAAAGCCCACATTACGGAAGTGATCTCCCTCCCGCACATACACTTTTCCGTCAGAAACATAGAACATGGTGAACCTCCTTAGCCGTTGGTGATGATCTTCGCCAGCGCAATCGTCTTGGGGTCAGCCACGATAGACCAATTGGCGGTAGCCGCAAGCTGATCGTCCGTGGGGGAAGCGGTGTAGTCGCGGGTGGGCTTGGTGAAGCTGAAACCGTTGGGGTGCATGGTTTCACGAATACGAGTCACCAGAGCGTCATAGCCGCCGCCCGTGAGAGCATCACGGGTCAGCTCGGAAGGAACCTTCACGGGGGCGGGAGCGTACTGGATAGCGCCCAGACCGAGAACGTAGGTGGTATAGGTCGCTGCCGTGGAAGTATTCGCTGCGGTGGTGGGACAGCCATCGTCCACGATCACGGTCATGCCGTTCACCGTTCCGATACGCAGGGGGCGCTCCACGTTGTTTGCGTCCGTGTACTTGAGGAAGTCCAGCAGTTTCAGGCCAGCCATGTTCGTAGCGACCTTGCTGTGCATAAACACAAGCTGGAAAGCGTCCTGATTGTCGCCCACGGCCTTCTGGATAGCGTCACCAATAGTGGTAGCGCCCATCTTGTTAGCGTCACCAACGGTGGTAGAAGCGGAAGACAGGTCGGTTGTGTGGTTCGCCCAATCAGCAAACTCACCGCTACCGGTCACGCCGAAGACCGCATTGAGGATTTTCAGCATGATGGACTGGCGCTGCTTCTGCCAATACTTGGACACCTGAGACACGATCTGCTGCATGGGGTCGGCACCGCTGTTGTAATCAACAATGAAATCCTTCTCCTTCCAACCATGGGCACGACCGAATACGATACCATTCTGAGTGCCGCCAGCGGGGTCGGTCAGGGTGATATCGGTTGCGCCATCGTAGTTCTCAGGAGTGCCACCGATGACCTTGTAGAAGGGCAGAGTGTAGAAGTCAGAACCGTTAGCGATCAGCCGTGCCAGCTCTGCGTTCGGGGCGACAGCGCCGCTCTCAAACATAGCGGTCAGAGTGGGGTCTTTTGCGTTTGCCCAGTTGTAGTTAAACAGCTCAGGGTCAAACGGGAAACCGAGATAGGTAGCCATAATGTTTTACCTCCATAATTACTTCAAAATTGTCTGCCAGTCAGAATGTTCCTTGATGAACTCCAACTGGGCTTTGGTGTCGAGTTTCAGAAAATCAGCCTTAGTCATCTCACCACCCTTGCCACCGGCAGGGGGCTTGGGGGTTTCTTTCAGAACCTTGGCTTTTACATCTTTTTCATACTGTTCCAGAAACGTCTTCTGTGCGGCAAAGACCTTATCCATCTCACCGTTCGCCATAGCGGTAGCGGCTTCGGTCGCCAGCGACTCAGGATAGCCCTGTGCGGCGAAACTCGCCTTGTAACTGGAAACGGTCTTCTCCTTTTCCAACCCCGCCAGCTTGTTTTTCATTTCCTCGAACATCTGCTCATTTTCCAGCTTCTTGCGTTCTTCCTCAGAAAGCAGCTCATTATGCTTCTTCTTCCAAGACGCAAGCTCGGAAGCAGTCTTGTCAAAAACATCTTTCTTCACATAGCCGGTATAATCAGGGTCGGGAAACTCGTAGTTTGCGAGGGCTTCCGCTTTCTGCTCTGCGGTCATATCCGCAAAGCCCTCAATGGTGGAAACATCAATCTTTGCCATACAATCGTTCCTTTCTGCGCTTTTTAAAGTGCATCTCCGCACTATACCTTTGTGTTTACGGTTCTCTCCGTTTTGTGATTTAAGGCTTCTCTGCCTATTCAACGCCTTACGGCGATTAAACCAAAAGAAAAAGGGCTACCAATACCTTTTCGGTATCAGTAGCCCGTAATGGCTGTCCCTACCGCCTATGCGATAGGCTGTTCATATTTCTTTTTGCTGCTGACCGCCCAAACAACCACTTTCTCGTGCCGCTCGGCGATCTCAACGGTCTTTCCCGTAGTCAAGATTTCCTCAATCTTCCTGACCACTTCCGGGGTCAGGCGGATTTCCTTTTCCATCAGGATTAACCTCCTTCTGCTTGCTGGCGAGTTCAGCGGCCTTTTTCTCCTGTTCCTCAGCGTAATCTATGCTCATACGGTACGCAAGCTGCGGGTCGGAGAACATACCACAATGGGTAAAGGCCAGAACGGGAGCAATCTTGGGATTACTGAGCATAGTGGTCAATACGGTCGCTTTCTGAGCAATATTTTCATAATTGCGCCGAGTAAAACGAACCTCCACGTTCGACAGCTTCAATTCCAGATCACTCAGATCGGAACAGATATGCAGAACCAGCTTCAAGAACTCTTTTTCGGAGAGCTTGAACATCAACTCGGAGTCCTTCGCTCTGGCTTCCGCTGCCGACCAACCATCACGCATGATGACCGCAGAGCCGGTATCGCTGGTGGAAGAACCACCGTTGCGGTTTGGCATACCGCAGATCGTCAGCACCGTGTTATAGAGGTGATCGACCAGTGTTTGTGTCTGGCTCTGGTTCAGTTCGGAGGTCAGATACTTGATCTCCGCTTTATACTGCGGGTCAATGTCCTTGTACTTGATCGCACCCTCGTCCCGCAGCTTGGAGAAATCATCACCGGAAATGTCAACATTGTGAAACAGCATGAGCGCCTGAACAAACTGTTCTACACCGTCAAGACGGTTGCTGTCCACCGTATTGATAGCGTCCAACAGGGGAAGGACGATCTCAAAAGCTCCCAACCGAGCGTTGTTCGCCGGGTATTCGATAATGGGAATACCGAGCGACTGGGCTTCTTCCCGAACGATCATACTCTGGTTTTCAACCTCGAAATAGCGGTCTTTCGTATAAATGCTGTAAACCACTACACCGTCCGACCGCTGAATGTACTTCACACCCATTACGGGCGGTTCACCGATGGAATTGGCATACACCACGAAAGCAAACCGAGGGTCGAGGGTGTAAATCTCGAAGGGAGCTTCATCGCTTTCCTTCTCAAACACGCTGTCGGGAAGCACCATGCGGTATGCCGTGCCGCAGATGTGAAACCAATCTGCCAGTTCCTTATCCTTTGCGGCCTTATCCTCGGAAAGACAGTAGCCGTTCAGAGTGGTGATCTTGTCGGCAACCATCTTATCATCGCTTCGGCTGACATACTGAATGGGTTCCCCCATCAGATAGCCGACCTTGAAGGACACGATCTCATTGGCACGGTTCTCGACCACATTGTTTTGAATCTCAGGGCGGACTTCCTTTTTACGGTTCAAAATCGGTTGCCTGCCTTTGTAGTAGGCATAGAGATATTCCATATCCGCTTTGTTCGACCAATGTGTGATAAGTGCCTTTCTCAGCACGTTCAGAACATTGTCCCGTGTGATCTCCGTCACATCGGTAAAGATTTTCTTACGACCGAAACAGCCCAAGACAGAATACCTCCCCTCTACCTATTTTCTCTCTTATCATTGTATCAAATTCTCCAATGGTTGTCAATACTAACCTTTTATCATACCATTCGCCACAGCGAAAGTAAAGAACTCAAATAGGCCGTTTGAAAACTTCAACCTTGCCCCCGGACAGCATACGGATTTCGTTCTCCAATAGGGAGAGGGAGTCAGGAGCGTCATCATGTGGAACCTTGCCGGAGCGGGTGTAGGTGGTCACTTCCTTCATGAAGTTCCAATACTGACTGCCCCGCTTGTAGGTGGAGGGGTGCTTGAAGTAGAAGTTCTTCTTGATGTTGTCGGAAGCGAACTCGATACGGGTCTGCTTGTTGGAGATCGTGCGCTTCGTGCGGATACCAACGGAGTACCCACGCTCACGAATGATCTGGTCAACATCTCTGGCATAATACTGACCGGCGTTGTTGGACTCAAAGACAGCGGAAGCGACTCTGTTGTCGATCAGGCACTTGGCACATTCCGGCTTCGTCACCTCAGCGGGAGAGTCATCAAAGACCACATCAACGATATACACAGCATTACCGTATATCATCGCCACTGGCATGGAAGTTGAGTCCGAGCCGCTTTCCGCCGTATCGCCAACGGCGATGATGGTATCCGGGTCACGGTCTTTCGGCAACTCAAAGAAGTAGTTCAGCTCGTCCTTGTTGAACAGCAGACCCTTCGCTTCAAAAGGCTGCTGCTGGAACTCAGACTCAAACTGCTCCGCACTTAGAAGCTCCCGCTGCTCTCGGAAGTAGGCGGTGGTAAAGACCTTCTTGCCCTCCCGTTCGTACTCATAATTGCTCTCGTCCGTCACGAGATCGAGGGCGGGTATCTCAATCGCTCTCCAAGCCCAGCCCTCCCGCTGTGCGTGTTCCTGCACACGACCGATGGGGTCATACAGGGAATAGCGAGTGCCGGTAAAGACCATCGGCGTACCTTCAATGGCACGACCCATAATATCGCCGGAGATCACTTCCCACTTGTCATCAAGCCGCTGGCGGTTCTTCGCTTCCTCACGACCTTCCACACAGTCATCGAGGTAGAGGACATTGGTGGCTTCGGACAAGCCCACCTGTCGAGCGTCAATGGAACGACACATGATGGTTGGGAAACGGGACTTGCTTTTTAGATTTATCGTTTTTGAGTCAGCGTTGGTCTGTATCAGCCGTGCGTCCGGGAATACATCGTAGAACAGATACTCGTTAGGGACTGTCAGGTATTCCAGACAACCATTGTAGAAGCTCTTTACAAGGTCATCGCCTGTCCCTTCCATCAGGGTCGAGCGGTCAGGAAACTTGCCAGAGAGCATATTCACAAAATTGATACCCGTTTGAGACTTTCCCGCTCGTTTCGGCATGGAAATCGTCAAAAGGCGCAGTTTCCCGTCCAGAACATCTTGGAACCCCTGCACCATCGGCCTGAGATAGTGCTTACGGGGGGCATAAAACCGCTTTTCTGGCTTGCGGTCGAGTTCGATGTAGGTCATGAAGGAGTCAAAATCATGGGGCGCTTCAAAAAGAAGACACCGCCGCCACTGTTCATAGAACTTCGCCCCGCCGCCACGGACTACCTGATCTGCGGAGAGTGCCAGCAGCTCCTTGTTTACCTTATGTGCCGCCGAGAAATCCTCGGTTTCCCACTCCCGGCACAAAGAAAAAAGGTCGCTGTACGCCCCGTTATCTCCCGGTCGGCGGTCAATCACGGCTCGAATAGAGCCGGAGAGTTTTTCATAATTCATGTGCATTTCCTTTCCAACAAAAAAACGAGCTACCTGTGCATTTCCACACAGATAGCCCGTTATGGCTGTCACTCCTGCCCTTGCAGAAGCCGATTATCTGGATTTTGCCATCAGCTCGGCAAATTCCCGGCTGTTTTTCTTAACCGTTCTTTCAATCAATCTTCCGTTGCTATAAAGCACTCGGAAAAGAACAGTAGCAGAGAAGATGTTTCTGGATTGACTCATGGTCTTCTTTGTGCCACTCAAACCACCCACCACGGCACCGGCGCTACCAAACATCAAACCACCAACCGCCGCTCTACCGAGAGATACATTTTTGCCCCGGCTGATTGATTCCTGTCCCATGCCATCATCACAAGGCTCAGCGGCGACCGGAACAGGCTTTCCAACTTGCAAGGGGAAGGCGGGATATTCCTTTCGGAAATCCTCAATGAGATCGCTCCATTCTTTGTCCGGCAAATCCCAAACGCTTTCCGGCTTATTTCCGTTCATCGCCACCAAAGCTCCCGTGAGCGTTGCGTTATCAGAACTGACCATGATTTCCGTTCCGTCTTCCAGTTCCCTCAGATAAAACACAAACGGGAGAGAACCTTTCCCCATGCGGAACCTTGTTCGTACCTCGATGCTCTCATTCGGACAGTCCTGTTTGATGGTGCAAGACCGTTCACAGACTGTCTTGATAAGCTGATAGCTTTCGCTGGTAGTCATGGGTAATGAAAACTGATAGTACGCCATTCACACCTCTACCCCTTTCAAAATCGGTTCATGAACACCCTTGACCCAATTCATGTCGCCGTATTTATACATACCCTCGTACAAAGGACGGTTGCCAAGAATACTCTTGATGGTGGACACCTGAAACCGCTTGCCGGAACGGGTCTGGTATCCCGCCTTTTCCAGCAGCTCCGTGATACCCAGCATGGAAACGCCGTCCTCGTGCTTCTCGAAGATGAACTTCACGATAGGAGCTTCCTGCTCGTCAATGGTGAGAACACCATCGACCACCTTGTAGCCGTAAGGACGGCGACCACCGCTGTACCCACCGCAGGAAGCCTTGATGGAACGACCCTTGCCGGTTCGCAGAGCGATGTTCTTTCTCTCCTGCTCTGCCACGAACTGTAATAGCGCACGGTAAATGTTGGCAAACTCACTACCCTCTGTGAAGCTCTCCTGCGTACTCAGAAGTTTGATGTTCTTCTTTTCCAGCACATACAGGTAGTAGAAGTACAGCTTGGTATCACGAGCCACACGGTCATTCTTGAATACGATCACCGCTTCATAGGGGGGATTGCTTACATCGTCCCCATAAAGGATTTCGTTCAGACCGGGGCGATCATCTTTCGCACCACTGATTTCATCAACCTTCCAGTCTACGATGTTGTAGCCGTTGTCATTGGCGTAGAGAAGAATGGCCTGCTTCTGGACTTCAATACCGTATTTGTCATCATCGGCCTGTCGCTCGGTGGAGACTCGGATATAGCCGATTGCGTTTTTGAATGTCATCATAAGATCACCTCTTGCATATAAGATAGCATAGGTAAATGTAATTGTCAATAGGTAAGTGTAAATAAGCCTTTTTATTTTTTGCGGATATTTTTCAGCTTACCCCGCCCTCGCTGCCGCTGGCATATCCCCCGCCCCCGTTACCCATTCACGCCGCCCCGATCAGGCCGAAAAGCGCAAAAAACAACCGCCCCGGAATAGCACCGGGGCGGCGTTCACTTATTCAATTTCAATATTTCAATCAGGATTTGAACCGGCAGCAAAAGCAACAGAAGAACTAAATACACGCTTTTACCGCCTTTCAACCCACGCACACCCAAATAAAAGCGGGGTTATATTTGCGGCCTTTATAGGGCTTTACCGTGATATTACAAAAGCAATTTGCAACCCCTTGCGCCCATGTTTCATAGCGTATAAACGCTTGTACCGTGTCAGGGGATACAAGATAGCAGCTTGCGCCGCCGTGCTTTTTCCTCGCATATACCATACTCTATACCCCCGTTAAAATACCGTATCAACAACAGTTAGAATTGTTACCCATAGATCAATATATTGGGTGCTATACCCGGAATAATCGCCCCTGTCAAATTCTGTTTTGCCCGTGATAACATAACCAACTTGTTTTGCACCCCCGTTTGACAGATCAACGAACATTTCCGACTTGTTTTTAATGGCATTTTTGGAAATGTTGATACAATACTTTTCTTCCACCCGTTCCCGGTAAATTTCAAGCGCATTTTCCACGCTATCCGCATCTATACGCATATCCGAAACAATACCGCCGTCAATGTACCACTTTTTATTGTTGTATTCTTTCATTGTTGCCGTTGTTTTGAAAATGTAATTCATAATTAAACCCCCATTCTAATACATTCATCAAGCGGAACTCTATACCCATATACCCGGAAAAATGCCGCCCCGGAGCGGGTATACTGTATCTTGCACCGGTGGAACGCTTTACCACCACCCCACGCCCCGGAAATGCAGTAAATATAATCGTCAATGCCGTATTCAATGCCTTTGATTTCAAGGCCATTCAGGCCGCTATAATATGCAATGCTTTCCCGGCTTTCGCAATATTCCCGTTTATTCATGATTGCAAACCCCCTTTATAAAATCCCTTGCAAGGCTTTTCAGGCTTTCCCGCTGTTGTTCATAGGAAAGATTATAATTATAGCAGATTTTTTCGGCTTGCTTTTCGTACCGTTCCCGCAATTCATAAGACGGGCGAATATTTCCAAATGGGGCACAACCTGTTACAATAGCAACCCCGCCGCCCATATCGTAAATATCAGCGGCCCACCCCTCACGGCGTACCGTGTACGCAACGGGAATTTCATAATTCAAAAGGTTTTGTAAACCGCAATAGGGAACGCAAATAATTTTATTGTAATTCGCCCGGATTGCCTTTTGTGTTGTCTTGAATTTCATTTAATACACCCCTTTCAATAATTCATGCTGTTAGCCGCACGGCGGTTATACATGGCTTTCAAACTTTCGGCGGGGGTTATATCCGCCGCTTTCGGCTTTTCCGTTTCTACCGGCTGCATATCCCACCACGATTTCCCGCCGCCGTTCATATCATAGAATGAAAGAAAACTATTTATATGGCGCATTGTAGTAGCGGAATAGCCGCCCCACATACGAACGAACCGCCCCGCCGCCGTGATACGACAAACAAAAGTATTATAGGACTGCAAAACTTTTTCGCCGTTGTCCGTTTCAATAACTTTTGCTTTTCCGTAAAAACTTTTTGCCCGGTCATAACCGCAAACGGGTAAATCAAAAATCTTTTTCATAATATAAGCCCCTTTCAAAATTCAATTTGCATTTACTTCCTTTCGGTAAATACAAGATAACATATTTGCATTTACTTGTCAAGCGTAAATATAAAAGAAAATCAAGATTTTTCGCAAATACGGCAGCTATACAATATAAAGGGCTGAAAAATGTTTTCATTTCAGATCAGGCCGGAACCCCGGCAGCGCCTACGCCGCCCCGGTGGAACCCGCCGCCGATTAGCCGGAGAAAGGAAAAGCCGCCGACCCCGTGGGGAGATCGGCAGCTCTGTCAAAGTCGCAAAGTCGTTCGAGCGAAAGTCGCAAAGTCGTTCGGCATAGTCGTAAGCCATAGTCGCAAAAGTCGTGAAAGTCGCTCAGTCCTCCGAGTCATAGTCGCCGGACGTACCCACCACATCTTCGAGATACTTCTTCTCCAAGTCCTCGGCGGGAACCTGATCTCCGAGCTGCTGGTTGGGTGTCAACACGACCTCCTGCTTGTCCGCATAGCCCATGTTGTTCTTCATCAGGAAGATACCGGCAACCGGATTGATCTTCCCGTTCTGCATATAACTTTCCATCTGAGCGTTCAAAAGTTGATACGCCTTTTTAATTAAGTTACGGCTTTCGGCGGGTAGCGTCTTACTATCCACCCCATTTGCCCATGCCCATATCGTCTTTCTATCCACTCCAAAAGCCAATGCCATACCAGCAACAGAGGGCTTCATATCATCCTGAGCGCACAGAGCAAAGTACATACCCATACGCTCTTTGACCTGTTCAGGTTCTCTCACATTCACATCAGGCCAATCCAACATGACCATCGAATGTTCCAGATATTTTCTATTGTCACCCGGTTCTGTATGGACGCTCATGGCTTCCTTACGATCAGGCCGAGTGCGTTTTTTCACAATTTCATCTGCCATAGTCGTTTTCTCCTTTCATAGTCGTCAAGGTGATAAAGGTGAGTAATCGGGTGCATTTCCCTATAACTATTTCTATATACGCGCGTATAAGAGAGAGTTATAGGCATTTATGCCCGATTACTCACCTAACTCACCTAAAATACGAAAAACAATTTTTCAAAACACGCCAATTTGAAAAAAGTCTTTGCAAAAACACTCACCTTTATCACCTTTATCACCTAACTACCAGTTGGCGTTGATAACCACCTTGTTCCCATGAGCGAGTGCCATCAACGCAGGCAACACCTACATAGTCGGGGCAGTATTCAGGCTTCATCATCGCTGTCCCCTTCCGTCAAAGCTCTTGCGAGATCGTCAATCATCTGGTGCATGACTCTATCGCCAACATCATCTTCGTTCTGACACCAGAAGGAGAATTTCAGGTGTAGCAGCTCATGCACCAGCGTCTTTTCAAAATTGAACGGCACAATGCGGTCGCCGTAGCAGGCAGGGTTGATGATCTCGATACGAGCGGTCTTAATTGCTTCTGACCACTCGGTACAGCCTGCGGTATTACGCACCATCATTTCTTCGGGGTGAAGGTGGGTCAATAGCTTTATCCGCCACTCCTGCAAGCAGAGTTTTTGCTTCCACTTTTCCAGCAGGGCGAGTTCTTCATTGGTGGCAATCATACTGTCACCTCCTGTTCACGAGGGAGTTTTACGGTGTTACCATCTTTCAGATCGTCAGTGCTGAGTTGATAGGACACCAACTGCATACCGTGAGCCGTGACCTCTACACCATTGAAGAACCCTGCAATAATGCCATCGGGAATATCAAGAGTAATTTTCATCACGGACGCTCCTTTACAATGCGGATTTTTCTTAGCCGCTTGCCGCACCGCTTACAGACTTCATAATTGCTCTGCCAGCGGTGAGAACCATTACGGCACTTGACCTGAATATGAACATACGGGTCTGCTGTGTGGATACCGAAGCGGCAGAGGATAGAATTGCATGAACGGTTCATTAGGACGCTCCTTTCAGTCTGAGGTTCTTGTAGACGGGGTAGCCCTGATACACAACCTTGCCGCCGTGCCACTCAGGGTGCGTTTCCATGTCGGCGTTGAACCGCTTGGCAGAACAGGCAAAGTACCCGTTGGACTTGCACCAAATCTTGTAAGCGTCAAACAGAGACTTCGAGCGGGTGTTGACCCCCTCAGCCTGTTCACAGCGTTCTTCGAGGAACTGCAAGCACAGATCGTTGTCACGCTCGTACTGGTTGACTACCTTCCGCATAGCGGGAGACATTTTCAGGCCGAACCGCTTATACTTGAAGTACCCGGCGACCAGCCAAGCGAAAATGCCCTGCATAGCTTCCTGTGTCTGAAACTCATTTTTCAGGTTCTTGTCCTGCTCTGCTTCGGTGAAATGGCGGTTGAACTCAATGACCCGCACACGGTCGGAAGCGAACAGGGACTTATCGCTGACGGTGGGAAGATCGTTGCAGGAGAGCCAAAGGGTAAACTGCGGCAGGAAGGTCGTGGCAGTCTCATAGAGGTTCCGAGCCTTGATTTCCTCGCCGCCCGTGAGCTGCTTGATTGTTTCCTCGTCCAGCTTTCCATACTGGTTACTCTCAGCCATCGTGACGAACCGTTTGCCTTTCAGGGAAGCCAGCATGGGGTTCGCTGCTTCTGCGTTCTTCGAGCGTTCTGCCTTGCAGATGATCGACACGGGAGACACGGAAGCATAATCACCGAGAAGGTGGTGAATTGCCGAGAGCATGGTGGACTTACCGTTGCGAGTGGTCTTGCCGTGGAGAATGAACATACATTCCTCATTCGCCATACCCAACATGGAGTACCCCAGCGCCTTTTGCAGATAGTCAGCCTTGTCTTCATCATTACAAGTGACCTCTGCAACGAACTTCTCCCAGCGGCGACACCGTGCGTCCTGCAAGGTGTAGTTGAAATTGGTCTGCATGGTCAGGAAGTCACGCCAGTCATGTTCCCGGAACTCCATCTTTTCGAGGTCGAAAGTTCCGTTCTTGCAGTTGATAAGGTAGGGGTTTGCGTCAAACTCCGCCGAAGCGATAGGAAGCACACTGGCAGCGTCCTTCATCAGCCGGTCACGGAAGCGCCGGTCGCCCATCTTTACGATGAACTTCATGTACTCGGTGCGGCGTTCTTCATTGGCGATCTCGCCGCAGTAGAGAGCCATCAGGCGGCAGAACTCTTTGATCTTCTCCGCTACCAATAGAGAGCCGGTATCCTTACGCCATGCACCCTCGGAGTAGGTGAACCAGCTTTTCGCTTCGGGGCAGTAGCGGGTATCATTTTTGTAGCACTCAGAGAATAACTCCGCCATGCCGGACTCGTCCCACGAATACCCCGTACCGCTGATCGGATGGCTATGCTCAGGCTGTGCTTCCTTAATCTGAAACATCACACGGGACTGAGCTTCGTCCATGATGTAGCGACCGTTGGAGAGCTGGAAAAGAGCCTGTTCTTCGGGGACGGTTGTGATTTCATCAGCCATTTTCAGCACTCTCCTTTGCGAACTTTTTCAGGGGTTGAAGGTCGGCTCTGACTTTCTTAATGTACTTCTCCACGATGGACTCAACCTCGTAGCGGGTAACGGGGTTGACCACAGAGCGGTCAAAGGCTCGTGCGATCTCATTGACTTCCCGTATGCGGTCGATTTCGTTGTGGTAGCTGACCGCAAACTGCTGACCGTTTCTCATAGCAACCGTGAGAACAAAGGGGTATTCCGCTCGTTGGCCTTTACTGGTTGAGACAGTCACAATGTCTGCGACATTGAGAAGGGTTCCGTTGAAATTGTAAAGCATGAGTTCACTTCCTTTTTTTCATCGCTCTCGCCAGCACCACAGCGGCGCAGTCCTGAGAGTCTTCGTCCCACCATGCACAGCGCTGTTTCTGGCAGGGACAGAGGGGAATATCTTCGGGGCAACTCATTGATAACGGACAGATTTTCTTCTCACTCTCCACTGTCTACACCCCCCCCATAGAAGAAAGCGTTCTTCAAAGCGGTGTCCACATGACGCATAATCTCAGGCGGCAGAGTGCAGATGTACTCCCAGTCATCGGACATATCTACGACACGCACCTGTTCACATTCAACCATGCTCGGCTGTAAAGAACCCCAAGTGACCGCCACATGGGTTGGCATTTCCAGTCGCTTGATTTTAGTGGTCAGGGGAACGACAATGCTGGTGGAAGAAAACTGATTGCCGACATTGTTTTGCACAACCACCCACGGACGCTTACCGGCCTGAATATGACTGTTGGCAAGCATGGGAACATCAATGACAACAACATCGCCACGCTGATAAGGTTTCATAATTACCTCCTGTATCTGGTTACGCTGTTAACAATCAACTCGACCTCGGACTGAGGGAGCGGCGGCTTGCAAGCCTGTTGATTGGCGTACAACAGCTCTTTGTAAATCTCTGCTTTGGTGTATCCTTGGTTATGGAGCTGACCCGCCAGAGAAGTCAGGCTGAGGTTCCGGCTTCCCGGTGTGATAGGCGGGTATTCAGGCTTCAAATGCAGCTTGCCGTTTTCAGGGCGGCGATAGATGGGAGAATAGATACGCTGAGGGGCGACCGTACCTGAGCTACTTTCCTTCGGCGTGTCGGGAAAATACTTCTCGATTACATAGTCAATCGCTGACTGGTTTTCAACGATCTCGGAGAAGATCAAAACCTCGCCGGTCATGATGAAGTACCGATTGCTCTTGTAAATCTCCACGGCGGCACGGTTGTTCTTGCCCTTGAAGGGCAGCTCACCACGAACGAGAATGTGAACCCCTCTCCCGCTTCTGGACTTTTCCGTGTAGGACTGACAATGACCGATAATGTCAGCCGCCAGCGGGTTTAGAAGCCCATCAGTAAAGCCATTGTCAATGTCGATACCTACAACCCCTGTATCGTGAAACACATAGCCAAGACCGTCATAGTAGCCGTGCTGGACATTGTGTTCAGCGTCAATATAATTTGACCATGTATCAGGATTAGAGGAAGAAGCCGCCTTTCTCACGGTGGCCTGCATGGGAACCTTTGACCCTTCCCATACATTGACCCATGCCTTTTCCTCTCGGAGTTCAGCGGGTATATTCAAATAGCTCATAGGCTTACCTCAGCTTTCATACGGACTCGGTAAAGACCAGTCCCATCTATCGCCGCCACGGTAGGCGTTGCGGAAGTGGTTTCTCTTGCCATCGCCAGAGAACCACAGGTAATCCGCAGGGAGGATACGACCGACCTCAACCTGACCTTCTCTCTCTGCATACCAGCGGGTCAGTACATCTATACAGAGAGTAATCAAACCATCATCGACCGGGTTTTCCTCGTTGTACCCTACAAATTGTTTGGGTGTAGTCACGACCGTTATAATGTCGCCGTAGCCATGATCGACACGGTTGAGCGCACACCACACACAAGCGGCTTTCTCAGCGTCAGAGCTGACCCCTCTGGCTTCTCCCCATAGCATTTTCGCCAGTACAATCACTTCCTCGTTTGTCCACGGCTGAGGTGTCACCTCCGGTTCTGGCTCCGGGGTGACTACCTCTACCACCTCGACAATGGGAGAAGGTTCTTCAACCTCAACCGTGGGTGATTTCAGACAAAGGACTGCGACAATGGTGACGAACCACAGGAAGATCGAAAATCTCAGCCCTCGCAATGGGTATTAGACTTGCTGGACTTGGGCTTTGTCGAGGTTCCAGCAAAATAGAACTTGTCATCTACGCAGATGGGGAAATTGGGAAAGAGCTTGCTGACGGTCTGCGTTCCACGGGAGCAAATCTGCTCTGCCGCCGCCAGCGACATTTCATCTTTCACGAAGTCTTTTCCAGCAGCCATGATATACGGCACTTTGCCGTTAATGCTTTTCAGTTTCATCGGGTTCTTTCCTTTCTTTGTTCCACGCTTCAACATCAACGCCGATACGCTTTAACATTTCTTTGCAGAGCCATGTGTAATCGTCCGGCATTTGATAATACTGGATAAGGCGGTCATGCTCGGCAGAGAAAGCGTCATAGAACTTCCGCAGGCGCTTCTTGCCGAAACCAAGGTGAACATGGAGGGTATAAAGCACCATAGCGTCAATGTCATCGGCGTAGCGCCTGTCGGCTTCCACGATCTGACGATTGATTTCCATGTCCATCGCTTTTCTCTCGGCGGCGGTTAAGACCGCACCGAACACCTTACCGCCAGCTTTCTTAATCCTCATACCTCAATGTCCTCGAAGAAGACGGGATAGGTCTGTTTCAGCAGGGTCAGGAGCATATTGGCAACGACCCGCATATCAGGGTGAGCCGCTACGGGGCAACGCATACGGCAGAAATGCCGCCATTCTCTGAGGTCGGCGGTCATGACCACCTCGGTTTTAAGACTGTTCGGAAGGACAGATCGGGCTTCCTGCGGGGTACAACCCTCGTTCAGCAGATCAAAGTAGGCGACCTCAGCGTGTTCACACGACCGCTTCCAGATGTGGTAGGTCGAGTCGGTCTTGGCAAAGGTAGAGGGACGAATGACGGTGATCTCGCCGCCGAAGCCATCCTTGCCGTAATTGCAGTACCGAGTGGACTCCTGACAGAACGCCGCCAGACGGTGACGGACGATCTCGTGGCTCACACCCCGGTCGCAGATGAAGCGAACGGTAAGAGAGCCATGCTCAATGACAGCTTCGTGACCCCGCTTGATGATACCCCGGACGAACTTCTCTGCACTTCCGTCCGTGATTTTGTCTTCGGACTTGTAGCAAGTGCGCCCTGCGGCTTCAATGGTGGTCAGAAGGGTCTTATATTCGGGAGCGTTGATAAGCTCCACAGAAGGTTTAATGATTTTCACTTTCAGACTCCCTTTCATACCAAGGTTTGAAGTTGATAATCTGTTCGTATAGGTTATTTGCTCTGCCATCGAAACAGATTGTACGGTCATCGACATGAACGATGGAGGGAACTTTTCTTGCTTGAATTTGCACCATCGGGAACCCGTAGTGTTTCAGCCATTCAGCAATCGCCTCCTGTCCTTCAAAGGACTCCGCACGAGAAGAACAGATGACCACACATAAACCATCGCTTATGAGTTGTTCAATGACCTCTTTAATCCCTTCTACGGGAGGGTCGGGGATAACAGCGGCACCCTTCCACCCGCTTCGGTAGGAATGAATTACGCCATCGAAATCGAAAGAAACCGTTGGAATATACATACTTCACACCCCCGCAACATGGCTTGCCAACATATCAGCTTGGTGTGTCCACAGCACATTCGGGTACTGGCTGACTGCTCTGGTGTAGTCATTCCACTCAGATTTGTCGGTGAAAGCACCCATGTGATAGCGGATACACATGATTTCTTCATCAGTCAGCGTGTAGAACTGAGAGAGAAGCATGACGGACTTATCGCCGTGACCTTTCAGAAGGGTGTCGGGGTTGTACTCCCACGCCTGTTCGTCATAGATTGGTGTGCGCCCACCATTAAATTCTTCAATGTGGCCTGTTACCGGGTGGCGGTATTGGTCGATCTTGCACAGGTCATGGAACATACCCACGATGAAGGGAGAACGAGCCTTGCGCCAGATCAGGTGATTGGCCTGAGTGAGCGCCAGAAGGTACTCCGTGACCATGCGGGAGTGGTTCAGAAGACCGCCCTCGTAATTGCCGTGGTACTTGGTGGAAGCAGGGGCGGTGAAGAAACCGTAAGCCATCAGATATTCCATCAGGTCATCGGAAACAACAGAGGTTCCGTCAGGCAGCTTCATGAAGTTCAGAAAATCGGTCACTTCGGACTTGGAGAAACAGTCAGACATTTTCGTACTCCTTTCTATGGATACTCTTTTCGCTGTCGAACCCGTCAGGGTAACGAGCCAGCAGCTTATCGACATTGTGCTGTGCCACATATTCGAGGGTCACACCCAAGCCGGTTGCCAACTGTGCGACATACCAGAGAACATCGCCCAGCTCGTCAACCATCTTCATCGGGTCGAAAGCATGACCCTGAAACTCGGTCTTTTTCAGAATGTCAATGCACTCTCCGGCTTCGCCGTTCAGACCGTAACAGCCGTTGCGAACCTTATCCCACGAAGTCAGGTCGCCGGAAGTGCGCTCGGCGGCTTTCTGATAATCATTCAGCGTCATCATCAGCGACCTCCTTTTCCAACTCCGCATACAACATTGTGTGAGAGTAGGCGGACTCAGACTGGCCGATAGGCCGCAGAACGGTTCTCTTTTTCAGAGTCCACCCATCACGCAGAGCCGTATTTACTTCATCGTCAAAGAGGGTGGGATTGTCCAGACGGTTCCGAATGGTTTTAATCTGCAACATCTTCCGCAACCTCCATTTCCAGCACGGTCATAATGGCGTAGTTGGCGAGGTCAATCAGAGTGTCTCGGATAGACTCGTCATTGACCTTCTGCTCACCGCCACGGGAGAGAGTTTTGAAGCGGCTGAACTTATCTCCCAATCGGATACGAGCCATCGCCATTCCTTCTTCAACGAAGGTCTGGTGAAAGCTGTCACCGTAGTCATGGTTCTTACGCTCATAGAGATTGTTGATCTCTTTGCAGATTTCAGCATGACGCTGAACCTTGGAGAGCGAACAAATATAGGCTTCTGCCATTGTAGCTTATCCTCACTTTCAACATAGTTTTCAACATACCATTGGCGAGGGAGAGCCTTTCAAATTAGCCCTCCCTCGCACTCGGCATCAGCCAAGGAGAGCTGCCAAATCCATCGGGGTCTTAGGAGCGGTCTGAGAAGCCGCAGGAGCGGTTTTAGTGGTGGGGGTAGCAACCGTATTACCGGAGCCGCCCCAGCCCTCAGAGGGGCGCTTATCGGCCAGACGGACGAAGGTAATGTTCTGTCCGGGCTTCTTCTTGTTCTCCTGAACATCATGTTCCACATCGCACTCGATGAAGTGACCAATCAGGTCAGTGTGGTCGATCTCGGTCAGATCGAAATTGCCGAGGGCAGTCTTGGCGAAGTAGCTGAAAGCGTTGTATGCACCCTCGTTGGGAGAGCCATCGGATTTCAGCAGAGAGAAGCGCTCGATGTGCTTACTGCCGGTCTGCGTCTGCATATAGACTTCCAGCTTGCCGAAGTCTTCCTTGTACTTCACATCGGTAATCTGAAAGACATGAGTACCTTCTGGAATGAGGGTAAAACCCTCGGTGAGTCCGATTTTAGCCATTGTTTTTGTCCTCCTTCATGGTGTAGAAATTGAGCTGTTCTGTGTACTCGCAGGGGAAAATGATACCAACCAACTGGTCTTCGTCATCGGGGTACTTGGCGTACTGCTTGACCAGCAGGGCTTTCGGTACGCTTTTGTCGCTTTCCAGATCGTAAGCGTACAGAATTTCGCAAAAATCAGACTTCTCGATCATCGACCAGTCATCGTTGGTGATGGGAAGGGTCATGGTGCTGTCCTGCGTGGCGAAGATACGGACACAATCTTTGATTGCGCCGTCCGGCTCAGGCATGATTGCCTTGACCAGCGTGGCGTACTCGGTGCAACCGACCTGAGAAATCAGGCGACCAATGCCGTCAGGCATTTTCTCGTTGCTGTACCCGGTCACGCTACGGATACCATCGGGAATGAGCATAAGTACGGACGGGGAAGCAAGCCAGCGTTCGTCCATGTACTCGTAGATAGCGCCGCCATCAGGGGCGAGGGACTTCACAAACTTAGAAAATTTCATAATTAAACCTCCGTTACTTTGTCATAGAATACGAAGATGCTGGACTGGTCGGAGTGAATATCACGAGCTGCTGTGAACAAAACTCCAACAAAATCGTCATCAGCATACTGGTCGAGAAGTTTGAGCAAATCATCTTTGCTCAATCTCTGCATACTCTGCGCCATTTCACGCACCTTCTTTCAAGGCTTTCGGGGAAATGCGGTAGCTGTCCTCGGTGGTCGTGTACTTCGCCAGAATACCGTCCGCTTTCATAGCGTCCTTGTCGATCTTCGTGGTAGAAGTACGGCTGACTTCCCAATTATAGGCAGAACCAGCGATAGACACCTTCTTGTCACCGTCACGGAACTGAGCGATTGCGGCTTTCTTAATCATGTCGGTCAAGACCTTGTACCGCTTCTCGTCCTCAGCCACCTCAGCGGTGTGAGCGTCCAGCTTGGCTTTCAGGTCTTCGGCTTCCTTAACCAACGCCGCCATGTCCGTTTCAGGAGACAGGTTGTTGGTGCGGAGGGCTTTCAGGATTTCAGCATCCTTGCGCTCGTCAAAGGCGGGAGAAATGCCGCTCTCCACATAGTCCTTCCACCATTTCAAGGCAGGCTTCACATACTTCTTCTCGAAGTCAGGATACCGCTCGGACACCTTGAAGGGACGGGTGATGGTATTCTCACCGCTGCACACGAACTTCTCAGGGGCATCGTAGTCCTTGGGTTCGAGGAAGGAAGCGACCATGATAACCTCGTCCACGCCGAGAAGGTAAGCGTACAACGCCGCCTGCAAAGCGTAATACTCAGGAATATCGTCCTTCCAGTCCTCGACACGCTTGGAAGTCTTCATTTCGAGGACGGTGGTGGGCTTACCATCTTTGCCATAGAGCAAGTAGTCCCACATACCGCCGAGAACGGGGCTTTCCCTAAAGAAGTCACCGTAGGTCTGACGGAAGTAGTCTTTGCCCCAAATGTCGGTCGGTGTGACCAGATTGCTCATGAAGTAGGTCTGCTTCATGTACTCGGCCTGCTTAGGCTCGATGGTCTTACCAGCGATGGTGTAGATCGTGTCCTCGAACGGCTTCTGATAGGTGCGGGTCACTTCACACCAAATCTCGAACGGCGTAGACCACGGGTTCAGGCCGAGGATAGTAGCAAAGCGAGTACCGGTCAGCTTCTTGGGACGCTTGGGAGGGATAATCTGGATTTTGTTACCGTCAAGCCATTCCATTTTTGTTTACCTCCTTATAATTCACAAATTCGTCAGCGGCACATTCCCGAACGGCAGTATCAGGGTCGTTACCGTAGAGCTTACAGCAATCCGCTTCCAAGTCTGCATTGACGCACTTACGGCAATCAATTTCAATCATGCCTTAGCCCTCCTTCGCCGCTTTCATTTCGTAGCCAGCCAGCATATTGTTCACGCCCTCGATCAGAGCGTCACACTTGTCGGCTTCGATCTTGGAGAAACCCTCGGTCTTCATGGCGATGGTCTGCACGAACTGTTCCTGCTCTGCGTCAATATCCATGAGCTTTTTCAGCAGGCTTTTCAGCGTACTGACCTGTTCCTCAGTGGCAGCACCAGCAGGAGCGCCGGTCAGTTCCTTCTTGATCTCCTGACGCTGTTCAGTGGTCACAGGGGGCTTCTTGGTGACGGCGGGAGCGGGTGCGGGGGTCGTGTCAAACTCACCGCTGTCGATACTGTCATGCTCCACAATGTCCAAAACGAGCTGCCACAGGTAGCGGCGAATGTAGGTGATGGAGCTGCCGGTCGCCTGCATTTCGTTTGTGACCTGATTGCCAGCGTTGGACACGATGGGGGCGATGGGGGTATACGGTGCAACAAAGTCAATGAAGTCCTCACGGTCATCGACATTGTAGACACGAGCGGTCGCCTTGTCGCCGTACATGGACGGAACCATCATCAGACCGATTTCAAGGAAAATCTGCTCGGCCTTGGGAACAATGTCTGCCAGCTCGAAATACTTATATTCGAGCTTCATGTGCTTGCCGCTCTTGTCCACGCCAGCTTCGAGGAAACGCACACGAGCAAGCTGCAACTTCTTGAACACATTCATGGTGGAATAATCCACCGCCGCAGTCTCAGCGGCTTTCTTGGTAGTAGCCATATTTATACCTCCAACATTTCTAATATTTTTTTCTTGATGGAATTGACTCTGCGGGTATTTCGCTTGGGTGGCTTCTCTCCGAGGAAATCTCGAACATAACGCCGTGCCAGCCGGATATACCAGTCACGGTCAACCACATCAATCGTCAGGTGATTGTCGTTGTCTACAACACATTTTGTGGGGAGTCCAGCAATCTTGACGGGATTGCCAGTGCCAAGGTGGATTTTGTAGAGGGTTCCGCACCGATGGTCTTCCGTGGCATATACCCGGTTGACCTTCTGCACGACCTCCATCTGACCATCTACCTCATGGAGAGCGTCACCATACTTGCTCCCGGCCTTGGCGACCAACTGGAAGTCCAGCAGGCGGTCGCAGCTCATGATGGTATCTTCGACCGGGATACCGTAGGCCAGATAATCCTTGACCGCCTTGGCGACCACACAAGCGTTGTTGTTGATGTTGAACGCTCCTGCCGGGGCAATCCCACGAACGAGAACGCCACCCTTGATTTTGGGGTCGCCCTCGAAAGGAACCTCGACATAATTGTTCACATCTTTCTGACAGATCATCTTGATAAGGTCTTCCTCCAACTCAAAACCGGTTCTGTCCTGCCACTCCTGCGTGATCTCCTGATACACAGGAACATCGCAGTCATCAAGGCTGACCATGATACCATCGGTGTTGAGCTGAATGATCTTCAAGGTGGGGCAGTCCTGAACAAGATGTTCCGCCATTTCGAGCAACTGCAACTGGCCTGAGATACAGACCGAACGCCCCATGAGCGGGTCATACAGGTCGTTGTAGCGGTTCAGCATAGCGCCGTAGGTGGTGTTCAGTACCAGCTTCAAAGCGTTCGCCGTAGCCTTATCACCAGCCCTCTTTGCCTTAACACGCCGCTCAATGGTGGCGGCATACACATCGGGGGAGGGAATATTTCGGCTACAATAACCGTTCAAGGTCATCTGGTGTGGGTAGTAGCTTGCAACATCTTTGTTGCGAATAGAGCGGGTTTCCGTGGCTTCCTCTCGGTAACACGGGATAGCCCCGTGAATACCGCCGTAGGCGATGGTGCAAGGACAACCGCCTACCATCAGATCGAGCTTTTCCTTGAACACTACTTCGTCAGGAATACTCTTATCCTTCAACCGTTCGAAGAAGTCGAACACTTCCTGCGGAATGTACTGGCGAAGCAGCTTCGGCGGATACTGGTATTCCCGCTCGTCATAGTGCGGTTTCTGCTCTGCGTCAAGGTAAGCAGCGGTCAGCTTGGCGTTAGTCATGTAGAGGGCTTTTGCAGGATACAGCCCCTTTTCACGACCCAGCGTGAGCTTACTGGACAGGTAGCCTTGACGAAGATCGTCCAGCCTATCGGTTGCGTCAACATCATGGCGGCAGTAGAACTCGACCTCTCGCTTCTCGTCCTCAGTCAGAGGGCGGTCGATGTTGAACGGAACAGTGGTTTCACGAATGTCCATTCCGAGGTGCGCTTCGATTGCTTTCAGGGACAAACCCATCTGGCAATCGTCCATCAGATCGTATTGGTCGAAGAAAATCCCGCAGTCACGGAGAGGGGCGTACTCCCAGCCCTCGTGACCACCAACGATGATAAAATCGTTGACTGCCTTGATTTCCTCCGGCGTAAAGCCAGAGAGAACCGCTTGCAGGATAAACCTGTCGTATCTTTTGTTGTTGAAACCAGCCAGCAATGGCTCCCGCTTCATGAACTCGTCAACCGCTTCGTTGTCATTCCAGATTACCGTGTATTCGCCGGTTGCTTTTTCTTTGAAGATGAATAACCAGTCGTATTGAAATACCTCGCAGTCAAAGATGTAGACATTATCCATGGCAACACCTTCTTCCGGGAGTAACAGCCTGTTCGGAAGTCCAGCCGAGTTTTAGACGGTTGACAATGGTAGAGCGGTGAATACCGGTTACTTCTGACCATTCTTGAATAGTCAGGGTTTTACCGAAAGCAGAGATCAAGCGGTTAGACCGCTTATTGTTCATCTGCTTTTTCCACGACACCCAGCGGCAATTCTCAGGGGCATAATTCCCGTTCGGGTCAATCCTATCGAGAGTCAACCCATCGGAATAGCCATTCGCCACAGCCCACTTATAGAAGCCCATGAAATCGAGCCATTCGGGGCATACCGCAATCCCTCTCGCACCGTACCATTTATAGGTTCGCTGATTAGGATTAAAACACCGCTGTTTCATCATCTGCCATACTCCGTGGAGCCGGGTATGGTATTTGCCGTGAACCAAGTGGCCGTTAGGGTTTGCCATCGGTAGCACCTCCCCATTGGTCAGCCATAGCTTTTGCGATACCAGAGAAGGTTTTACTCCTGGCTTTTGCCGTTCGTGGGTCATTCCAGGGTAAGATTTTTCCATTTTCGTCCGTGGCATAATTCGCAGATGCCCCTATACTATAACCACCATGCAGTATTTCACCTGGGCTGACAACATCCGTTGGTACGAGCGGTGGAAGATTTTTAAGCCATAGGCAAGTTTTCTTTCTTGCGGGATGCCCAAATTCATACGGTTGGATGATACAATCTGGCTTGCGGTAATGTGTTGACATATAACCAACTGGATTCTCAACACAAACACAAGGAATGTCCGCATTGATAAATGCCATAAAGAACTCGGCTGCTTCTTTTCGAGCTTTTAAGCGTTCAACCGCCCTGCCCCCGTATCGTTCGACATTGAACCAACGGTTTCCAGATACGGTAAGGAAGGTGCAAGGCGGGTGAGCAATCAGCAAGTCCCACTTACCGACCTCATGTTCTTTCCCGTCCATTGTAGTCACGCTCCCGCCTTTAACGGCTTCAAGAGCGTCACCGAGAATGTGCCATTCGGGGTGTCCGCCTGACGGTTCCTGAATATCACATGAGTAGGCTTCGTGACCTCTCTCTCTGAACGCAGTACAAACCGCTTGGCTTTCTTCACAAGCGACCAAAACCTTCACTTCGACACCTCCTGTTCGATGAATTTACAACCACACTTACGGTAGGTGGTACACCGCTTCTTGTAACTTCTCACGAGGTACTGGATACCATCGTCCACATAATCGTAGGCGATAGGTTCTCCCTTTCCCTCGAAGGTACGAGCGATACGACCAATGCTCTGAGTTATCACAGCATAGTCTTTCTGCGGTGTAGTCAGGTACAGCCGGTCGAGCCGGGGAATGTCCAAGCCTTCTTTCGCCAGAGAGTAGGTAGCGAACAGATACCGCTTGCGTCCCTGCCGCATTTCCTCAATGGCCTGTTCTCGGAGAGCTTTGGCTTTCTTCGTGGTCATCTTCCCATCAATCATGACCGCCTGTTTTCTCAGGTCGGGCGGAAGACGGTTCATCAGTGTTTCCAAGTGCGTCAGCCGGTCGGAGAGAATGAGATTGTAGTGATCTCGGTTTGCTACGAGATCAGCGACAATCAGGTTGTTCCGGGGATAACGGTCAGCGAGGAAATTGACCAACTTGGCATAGATGATCGTACCGTCTGTGTCCAAAAACTCACGGCTGAGTCCTTGGTGGGTGGCACGGGGTAGAACGCTGACGGTCATGATCTTATCTTTCACCGCTTCCTCCGGCACTTGATAGGCAATCCCACCCAGCAGAGCGTAGGTGGCAGCAATCATACCGTCTGCTCGATGAACTGTAGCGGACAGGCCGTACTTATGCCGAGCTGCCAGAGCGTTCAGCACCTTTGAGAACTGCGTCATAGCGGTCGGGGTTCCGGCTACACGGTGGCACTCGTCCACGATGATACAATCCCAAACATCACGGTACTGGCTCAGATCGAGGTTACACATGGTCTGTACCGTTGCGAAGGTGATTGCTTTACCGATTTGAACCCTACCTTCGGTGATCGTACCAGTCAGAGAAGGACTCATGTACTGCTCCGCTCGGCTTTTGCTCTGTACGAGCAAATCCCGTGTATGGGTCAGCCAGAGTGTCCTTCGACCTGTATCTGCCGCAACAGCAATTCCGATCTGTGTCTTACCGCACCCAGCAGGGGCTTGAAGAATACCGTAGTAGGCAGTTATCAGGGCTTCCTTGGCTTCTACTTGGTAGTCATAGAGCGGAATGGTGCAACCGAAGTCCACCTCGGTCGGTGTAGGAAGATTGACCTTCATGTGGCAATCGTCCATCGCCAACACATCATTCAGACAACCATAGGGAAGAACCAGTGTGTCACCGTCCCATTGGAACAGGTACAACTTCTCAGGGGTGTTGCCGACCCAAAAGTGCATACGGACTTTCTTGGCGTATTCCGGGTTCGGGAGAATGAGTTTCCGCTTGCACCATTTAAGCAACTGCTCAGACGGGTTTTCAATTCGGAGCTGATTGCCGACTACGACTCGCATAACTTCACCTCCGGCATAGCGGGCATCAACTTATATTCCTTTGCGCAAAGAATTCCACTTTTCTTGCCTTTTTCGTAACTTTCGATGAACACAACCTTACCACTCTTGTAATGACGGAAATGACCACGGACACTCCAACGCTCACAAGTGCGGTGATATTTCCGATGTTCAATTACCGTCTTTTCCCAATCTCTCTTTAAGGTGTAAGAGCGGTACAGACGAACTACATGAGGATTACCGCCTTTGCGGACTTTTTTCTTTGGCAATCTCGTGCGAACTATCTTTTCTTCAACCTCAAATAAGTCATCGGGGTTGGACAGCAGAAGGCCTTGAATACAAGCGAAACGCAAAATCGTTTCCTGCCAATACTCGCTTAATGTTTCTCGGTCGAGATTTTGCAAACTTTCGTCCAAAACAATTTCCCAAGCGGCTTTACCATCAATCACGCTTTTTCGGGCAACACAAAGACGAGCTAATGTTCCAACATTTTCCCCACTAATGGATAGAACGCCCGTGTCTGAATTAAACTGAAAGATCAGTGAAAATTGATCGGTAGGGTCAACCCATTCAAAACACGGCAAACTTACACGATCAAACTCAGGTTCGCAATGATAAACAATCCAATCGAATTGTTTGCCGGTAAGGGATATTCTGTTATTTACTTGCATTGGGACACCCACTCTCCGAGTGTGATACCGAATCGCCTAATATCGTTGGCGGACAGCACAGTTCGAAAAACGGACAATTCCAAAAGCGTAGAGAAGGAGATAAATCGAACTTCACCGGTTATCAACCTAATTGCAAACCAGCCCTCTCCATTCCCGGTTTCCTTCCAGAGCGTCATAGCGGAAAACTGGTTTTCTTCGATACGCTCCATCTTAAAAATGTTCTTGGAACAATCCTTACAGTCAATGGGATAGCTGACACCGTTTCGAGCCGCAATCACATCGAACGGCTGACCTTGACTGTTCTGAGCGAGATTGTGCGCCCAAAAGCCACAACCCGACAGACTCAGACATAAGTCTCTTTCAAAGCCAGTGCCAACCTTGCGATTGACATTCATGTTTTCACTCCTTTCACCGCCCCTGACGGGGCGGGATTTACGAGATACCCGATCAAATGCAGAAGCCGAAGGACACGCCAAAGGAG